ACTTGTAAGAAGCGTGAGAGGTGTTATCGCTTTACTGCTAGGGCTTGTGAGTATCGGCAGTCTTACTTTGTGGATAGCCCTAGAAAAGGCAAGGTGTGTAAATACTTTTCCGACAATCAAAACGAAACTAAACGACTAAGAAAGAACTGTGAATGAANAATGAACCAGTAGCGTGGATGAGTGTTGGGTTAGACGGTAGAACTGTGTTAGCAAACTATAAGTTTGAAACCGCTATTCCACTCTATACCCATCCAGTAAAAGAACAAGACGAATCGTTTGACAGAACTGCTAGTCACATGGCTGGAGAATATGTGTCTTATAAAGCAGAACTAACAGATGAGGAAATAGATGCTGTTGGTGACAAAGTTTCAAACCTTATTGACACCTATGCTGGTAGACGAGAATTTGCTAGAGCAATACTAAGAAAGGCTTGTGATAAATGAACCAAAATACTTTTTGTAAATATTGCCATAGGATTCCCAGTCAATGCGGTTGCACCCATCCAGTAAAAGAACAGCTAACAGATGAGGAAATAGAAATTGAATGGTTTAAGGTTTTTAAACCCGAAACAGGGATTGGAAAAAATTTAACAAATGGGGTTTATGAATTTGCTAAAGCAATACTAAGAAAGGCAAGTGAGAAATGAGAGATGGTGGCAAAGGCGATAAGCAGCGTCCAGTATTGGATCAAGAACAGTTTGATAAGAACTGGGATGACATCTTTAACAAGAATAAAAACCCTCCAAAGAGTGAGTTAGAGATTAAGATTGATATTGCTGAAGATGAGAAGCGAGCAACAGTTAACAAGACCTGGACGTTCTAATGCCGTTGTTTAAGACTGCCTTTGCGATACTCGCTGTTATATTTTTATATAACATTGTTGATGCCTCAGTGCAGTTGTATATAAAAGGCCCTATCTATGCTTGCTCAGAAGTAAACAAGCTAGATCCGATTGAAGTACAAAAGATTTGTAGCAGAGCTTGGAGAAGAAAATGAAGAAAATTATTATACTTTTATTGTTTTGTATAATAACTACTGCATATGCTGACAGTGGAGATTCAACGACGATCATCACACCTGATGGTAAAATAGTAACTTGCATACAGACAGGTACTTTGATTACATGCTATTGAAGAATTTAGTATTAGATATTGAAACGAATTTGACTCATGATGTTATTTGGTGTTGCGTTACCCTGCACCGAGAGACTGGAGAGATTAAAGTATGGAAGACCAACGAAGGATTAAAGGAGTATTTAAATGACGCACTTTCAATTATTATGCACAACGGTATTTCTTTTGATGCCAGTATACTTAATCGTGTATGGGGAACATCAATTAGGAAATCGCAATGCCAAGACACTCTTTTGCTTTCTCGTCTTTCTAACAGTGCTAGGGATGGCGGGCATAGTCTAGCAGCTTGGGGTACTACTTTAGGGTTTGACAAGATTGAGTTTGAAGACTTTGAAGGTGGCCTGACTGAAGAGATGATTACTTACTGCATTCGAGATGTGGAGTTGACCTCAAAGGTCTACGACATGTTGGTGCAAGAGATTCAGAGAAACAAGATCAGCCAAGAGGCTGTGAAGTTAGAGTATGAAGTGCAGGTTATTTTATCGGAGATGGAACGTAATGGATTCAAGCTTGATGTACCCTATGCACAGATCTTGCTCTCGCAACTTAAGACAGAGATGTCGGAGATTGAAGAATCGTTACAGACCATCTTCCCTCCGATTGTTACGGAACGTATTTCAGAGAAGACTGGTAAGCAACTCAAAGACGATGTGGAGGTTTTTAATGTCGGGTCGAGACAACAAATTGCCAAAAGGCTTATATCGAAAGGATGGAAGCCTGAAAAGACTACCGAGAAGGGTCAGGTGATTGTCGACGAGACAACACTTGAGGGATTGGATATACCTGAAGCTAAACCAATCGCAAGATATTTAACGTTGCAAAAGAGAGCATCACAGTTAGATTCATGGTTAGAACATTTAGGAAAGGATGGAAGAGTACATGGAAAAGTCATTGGTTTTGGTGCTGTTACTGGGAGGGCTACTCATTCAAGTCCTAACATGGCTCAAGTGCCAGCAGTCCGAGCAACACTGGGTAAAGAGTTCCGTTCGTGTTGGACGGTTGATCAGGGAAACGTCCTCGTGGGTGTTGACCTCTCTGGCATTGAACTCCGTTGCTTTGCTCATTACCTTAATGACGAGGATTATATAAATGAAACAGTCAACGGTGATGTCCACACGAGAAATCAGCAAGCATTCGGGGTTGAAACGAGAGACCTTGCGAAGACTGTCCTGTATGCGACTCTCTACGGAGCATCCCCAGCCAAGATCGCTAAAGTTATTGGTAAGTCTCCAAAAGAAGGAGCCAATATTATCAATAGTTTCAGTAAAGCAGTACCGGCATACGAAAGGCTTAAAAACAAGATTGAAAGAATTGCTGAGAAAGGAAGGCTTCCTGGCCTTGGGGGTTATTCACTTACGGTACGGTCGGCCCATTCAGCGCTTAACACACTTTTACAAAGTGCCGGCGCAATCATTGCAAAACAGTGGCTTGTTCAGCTCACAAAAAATCTTAAAAATGAACAGATCCCTTACAAATTAGTAGCATGGATTCATGATGAGGTTCAGATTGAGACCTCAACCGAATATGGTGATAAAGTGGGCAAAATAGTTGTAGAATCGGCTAAAGAAGCAGGTGAAATATTGCAGTTCCGGTGTCCAGTTGGAGCTGAATATGGTGTGGCAGAAAACTGGGCAGGCAGCCACTAATTGTGGTATAATCATACTTTTAGGAAGGAAGTAAAATGATTAACTTAAATCTAACGGTTCAAGAAGTTGAAGCAGTACTAAAGCATATTGAGCAGTCTGCAGTACAGTTGTTAGACAAGATTCGTATGCAATCAGCGTTACAGATTCAACAGATGAGTAAGGCAGCATCAGAAGTAGAAGCACCTGCAGTAGAGCAAACGCCACCTACGGCTTAACTAAATTAAAGGAACTAAATTATGAGTACAGGTAAATCAGTAGCAATTCAAGCAGACATTTTTTGGGCTTGCACACAGACTCCTAACCCAACTTCGGAAAAAGAGCAGTACACTGTGAATTTGTCCAATCTGTCAGACAAAGCTGTTAAGGCTTTGGAAGAGTTAGGTATCACAGTCCGCAGCAACACTGAGAAGCGCGAAGCTGAGGGCAATTACATTACTTGTAAGAGCAACTACAAGATTGAAGCTTTTAATGATAAAGGCGAAGTTATTCCAGCCGACATCAAGATTGGTAATGGAAGCAAAGCCACAGCAATTGTATCTTCATACGAATGGAATTATCGTGGTAAAAAGGGTGTAAGTCCTAGCATTCGTAAGTTGACAATTACAGACTTAATTGAGTACAAAGGTACTAACGTTGAATTAGTGGATGACGTTCTGTAATGCATGTTCTTATTGATGGCGATATTATTGGATACCGAATTGGTTTTTCAACTGAAGAGGAAAACGAAAAGATTGTCATCTCTAGGGTTGCAACTTTTGTAGAAACCATGCTCTGGGAAGATCTTGAGGCTGAGACTTACCAGGGCTACTTAACTGGCAAAGAGAACTTTAGAAATGAGATCGCCGTTACTGCCCCTTATAAAGGAAATCGCACTGCCCCTAAGCCTAAGCATCTCGAACTCATTAGAGATTATTTGGTATCGGCATGGGATTTTCAAGTCTCCGAAGGGCAAGAAGCGGATGATTCGATTGCGATAGCACACGTAGAAAACAATTACAAAAGTATCATAGCAAGTATTGACAAAGACTTTTTGCAGCTTCGTGGTAATCATTGGAACTTTGTTAAGAAAGAAATGACTTTTGTATCAGAAGAAGAAGCAATTAAAAACTTTTATAGACAGGTACTCACTGGTGACAGAGTTGATAACATCATTGGCCTCAAAGGTATCGGCCCTGTTAAGGCTGACAAAATCCTCTACGAACGTGAGAGTCCAGCAGAAATGTATACTGCTTGTGTCCAAGCTTACGGCTCAACAGAAAGAGTCATTGAAAACTGCAGACTGCTATGGCTTAGAAGAACCCCCAACGAGCTCTGGCAACCTCCCACCGAAGGGTTATAAATGATTTTACTACTTACCAATCACGGTCATTCAGACGAAAGATTCAATGAATATGTTCAACGAGCTTCTCAATTTTATGCTGAGCAGTTGTTCCATAAACAACTCCTGCGACATATCGTTGTTACTATTAAGTTTAATAAGCATTTGGATGCTTTTGGATACACTAGCGTCGAGAAAAGAAACAGTAAAGGCAAAGCACGAGAGTTCTTAATAGAGCTACATCCCTACATCTCAGGTGTGGAGATATTAAAAACTCTTGCTCATGAATTTGTACACGTTAAACAATACGTAGAGGAAGAACTAAATGAAGAACAAACAGAATGGAACGGTCAAGCCATTGACAGTGATGCAGTGGACTATTACTCACTGCCTTGGGAAGTCCAAGCTTTCGGATTGGAAGTCGGACTCTTCACTAATTTCGCTAAAAAAGAAACTCTCTGGAACATCTTTGAGGGTGTGCGAAACCCCGATACAGATGTGGAACCAGAACCTATTGGTTGGCTAAATGAAGACAAGCTCAGCAAAACAAAAAGGCCGTCTGTTGCAGCAGTTGGTGAGGGACAAGATACTGGAAAAGTTTCCAAGCCTAACCGAAAGAGACGTGAAGAGCACATCGATGGGAGCACAGGGCGAGGACGTACAACTGTCCGAGGCTGGCTTAAAGTGCTTTCCCTTTTCCGTTGAGTGTAAAAACTTAGCTAAAGTAGCAGTCTATAAGTTTTACGAGCAAGCAACAACTCATAGCACTGCAGAGCCTTTAGTAGTAATCAAACAAAACCGTAGTAAACCCTTAGCCGTTGTAGATTTAGACCACTTTATTGACCTAGTAAGGAAAGCAAATGAGCAAAGATAGATTTGATTTAGAGAATGACATCATGAATGTCTGGGCTGTAAAGGATCATTTAGATAAAGTTATTTGGCGTATGATGGACCATCCAGAAGTTATGTCAGAAGATCAGATTTGGAATAATTTAGAATCTGTCAAACAAAGTCTTGACCTACACTGCGAAGCACTAATGGATACTTTCTGCCAAGTGTTTCAACTCAATCAATATGCTTCACAAGAAATGAAAGACTACAGAGCTTCTATCCTTGACAGCTTACAACAACAAGCAGACGAAGAAGATTTTCCAGCCCCTAAGAAGGGCAAGAAAAAGTGAACATTCTGTTACTTGATATAGAAAGTAGCCCTAACGTAGCACACGTATGGGGTCTTTGGCAGCAAAACGTTGGAATCAATCAGTTAATGGAATCATCTTATGTACTATGCTGGGCTGCCAAGTGGCTCGGTGAAGATAAAATCTTTTTTGATTCTGTCCATAAATCTAAACCTAAGAAAATGCTAAAAGGCATTTATGAATTACTCGACGCTGCAGATGCAGTCATTCATTATAACGGTACTAAGTTTGATATTCCTACTCTTAACAAGGAATTTTTATTACATAATTATAGTCCACCATCTCCTTATAAACAGATTGATCTTTTGCGTGTTGCTCGTAGCCAGTTCCGTTTTCCTAGCAATAAGCTGGACTACGTAGCTCAACGATTAGGTTTAGGTAAAAAACAAGAACACGAAGGCCATGACCTTTGGGTTAAATGTATGAACGGAGATAAAGATGCTTGGGAACGTATGGAAGCATATAACATTCAGGATGTGGTTCTACTCGAATCTGTGTATCATCGTATTCTTCCTTGGATTAAAACTCATCCTAATGCGAATCTGTTCACTAATAAACCTGTGTGTCCTACATGTGGTGGAGAATCTCTTATCAGGCGTGGACTGGCTCATTCTTCAACCGCAACTTACCAAAGATACAAATGCAGATCTTGTGGAACTTGGTCGCAATCTACGAAAAGCGAAGGATCTTCTGTATCAATTAAAGGATTAAGTTAATGAAAGAATGTTTTATTCATAAAAAACTATTCCATGCTTTCTGTCCTGACTGTATGTATACTTCTGGTACTGTGTATGGAGGAGGTTCTCAATTTGATTACTATCCTCCTAAAGAATCTTTTAAAAAAGACATGGTAAACTCTCCTGAGCATTACACTCAAGGTAACATTGAATGTATTGATGCGATTGCTGAAGTAGTAAAACACTTAGATGGCATGGAAGCAATGTGCACAGGCAATGCAATTAAATATCTGTGGCGTTGGAGACATAAGAATGGCGTTGAAGACTTGAAGAAAGCTCAATGGTACATTCAAAGGATGATCGATGGCTTTGACGCTAACTGATATAATCTATCGTCTCAAACAATTAGACGAATTAGATGTGGTAGACATTCTTGGTTTAAGTACTGAGGATATATGTGACCGGTTTTCAGATTTAATAGAAGACAAAGCAGATTTATTAGAACAACTACTAAAGGACGATGATGAGTGATAAAAAACCGTTACATGATATGGGACCTCCAATCAAAGACGAAATCCCAGGCTTGAGAGACTTCTTTGCTACCTCAGTTCTATCAGGTGCAATTTCTGCAGCAGGTATACCAGCGGATGATCCCGATGAGTATTGCAACTTTATGGCAGAGTTCTGTTACAAAATGGCAGACGCAATGATGGTAGAAAAATACAAGAAAAACACACGACACTAAGGACACAGATGTACAACACACCGTTTAGCACCGTAGGATATATTACCTATAAAAGAACTTATGCACGTCGCTTAGACGAAGCAGACATTAACAGTAAGACAGAAGAATTTGCTGACACTGTTGAGCGTGTAATTAAAGCAGCAAACAACCAATTAGGTTGTGGCTTTACCGATAAAGAACAAGAGCGTTTACGCAAGTATTTGATGGAACTTAAGGGAACTGTGGCAGGTCGTTTCCTTTGGCAGATGGGTACAGACACTGTAGGCAAGTTAGGTCTTGCTAGTTTACAAAACTGTGCCTTTACTGTAATCAATGAACCTGTTCGTCCCTTTACCTGGGCTATGGACTTATTGATGTTAGGTTCTGGTGTAGGTTATAACATTCAAAGGCAACACGTTGATAAACTTCCTGAAGTCAACCCTGATTTTACTGCCCCTACTCGTCTGGATACTCATGATGCGGACTATATTGTTCCTGATTCAAGGGAAGGCTGGGTCAGTCTCCTTGCAAAAACGCTCAAAGCAGCGTTCTTAGCAGATAAGAAACCTACATTTTCTTACTCAACAGTATTGATTCGTGGGCGTGGTGCAGCTATTAAAGGCTTTGGTGGTACTGCTTCCGGTCCTGAAGATCTTTGTGGTGGTATTCAAAAAATCAGCGAGATTCTAATGAAGCGAGCAGGCAAGAAGCTACGTCCTATTGACTGCTTAGATATCATGAACATTATTGGAGCGATTGTCGTTGCAGGTAACGTGCGTCGTTCTGCTCAGATAGCGATTGGAGATGCAGATGATGTTGAATACCTCTTGGCTAAACGTTGGGACATGGGCAACATCCCTAGTTGGAGAGCTATGTCTAATAATAGTGTTGTCTGTTCTGACATCAAAGATCTTCATGAGTATTTCTGGGACGGCTACGAAGGCAAAGGTGAACCCTATGGCCTTATTAATCTTCGTCTGTCTCGCAAGATTGGCAGACTTGGTGACACTAACTACCCTGATCCTGATGTTATGGGGTACAATCCTTGTGCTGAACAATCACTGGCTGCTTACGAAACTTGTTGTTTAGCAGAGATTTATTTACCTAATGTAGAAAGCAAAAAAGAATTTGTCGACATCTCTAAACTTCTATACCGCATTAATAAGCATAGTCTTGCTCTGCCCTGTCATCTCCAAGAAACAGCAGACATCGTTCACAAGAATATGCGTATGGGGATTGGTGTTACTGGTGTGCTTCAGGCTACTGATGATCAGCGTAGTTGGTTAAACGAGGCATACACAGAGTTACGTGCTTTTGATAAAGAGTATTCTGCAAAGCATGGATTCCCTGAGTCTATTAAGTTAACCACTGTTAAGCCTTCAGGTACTCTATCGTTGTTACCAGGTGTAACTTCTGGTTGCCACCCTGCTTACAGTCACTACATGATTAGACGTATCCGTATTGCTGCAGATCATAGCCTTGTGCAAGTCTGTCGTGAGCATGGATACCCTGTAGAGTATCAGCGTAACTTTGATGGCTCTGATGACCGTAGCACAATGGTTGTTTCATTCCCATTTGCTTACCCAGCAGGTACAAAGATTGCTGCAGAGATGACTGCTATTGACCAGTTAGAAGTAGTTAAGTGGTTGCAGTCTGAATGGTCAGACAATAGTGTTAGCTGTACTGTGTATTACCGCAAGGAAGAGTTGCCAGAGATTAAGAAGTATTTGGCTAAGAATTACAAGAACAATCATAAGTCCCTTTCGTTCTTGCTTCATAATGAGCATGGTTTCCATCAGGCTCCGTTGGAAGAAATTACTAAAGAGCAATATGATGCTATGGTTGCTAGTACACGATTGATTACCAAAGTGGAAGATGCTTCCTTTGAAGGTGACCTAGAATGTGCTGGCGGTATGTGCCCAGTGAAATGAGTCCTTGGGAATGCCCACCGCTAAACCTTTGGAATTGGAACCTTGCATGGAAGTGGAGACCCCATCTCCATGTAACGGTATCTGTACCCTCGACTTTTTTGACATCTGTAGAGGATGCCAACGAACCAGGGAGGAGATTTCTAGATGGTATGTTATGTCCAACGAAGAGAAGTTAGAAGTAATAAATAGGAGGAAGGTATGATTACTAAAGAAGATTTTATGATTGGAATGAAACGCTTGAATGAAGTACTAAACCTTGCTGACGACGTTCAGCCTATGGTTATGAAGCGTTGTTTGGAAGCTGCTGAGAGTTTTGAAGTCATGGACCCAGTACAGTTTGTAGTACTGTGGCGAGACATTGAAAAGATGTTACAGCCTGTGAATGACAAGCTATTGGAGTTGCAGACTATCCCTATGTTTAGGGAACTACAGCCTACTGGTAACCCAGAATAATTTATCGGTAGTTGTACTTGACAGGGGCTCTTCGGAGTCCCTTTTTTTTTTATAGGTGAGGGGGTAACTTCTCGTCTGCCAATTCGTTGATACCCTAGCTGGAAAGACGGAAAACAACTAGGTTAAGCATGCCCTCGTGCCGTCTTGACTTATTTCTTCTTTGCAGTTTTTGCAGAGTCCTTAAAAGCTTTAGCTGTAGGAGCACCTTTGCTACCTACCTTACGCATCTTTTCGCCTGATCCAGCTTTGATACGTGCTCTTTTTTTCTGAATGTTTGAATAAAGTCCTGGTTTAGTTGTCATTTTATTTGTAATTGAGAGTTAACGAAATCTTGTAGTGACTCAAGTTGCTGAGTAGTTACTGTACATTTCTCAGCAAATTGTGAGTCGGAGGGAGTTCCATCAGTTGTGCTGGTGGTTGTGCTGATGCGGGGCACTGAACTGCTACTGGTGTTGTGCAACCCAGCATAGTAAGACTTAATGCGATCAAGCTTGTTCTGATAATCATTTGTTACCTGCTTAGTAATAAGTTGTTGTTGAACTAGAATATCTTTGTTATGTTGCTCTTGGACTTTACCTTCGGCAATGACCTTCTCCCTGTACGCTTCGAATCGAAGATGCTCCACATAGAAACCACCAGTGAAACTAGAAAGAAGAAGCAGGCAAGCCAGAGTAATTTTGACATAGATAGTTGGGGTAGGCATTACTTTTCGTCCAAAGGTTTAGTGGTAAGAACTCTAAGATAGCTTATAGTAATACCAATAACAAACATGGATATGCTATAGACTTTAGGGTCTATTAAATCTTGAATGTAAACAGAGTTATCAGAAATAGCACCAAGCAAAAACAACAATGCAGAAAACCACATTGTCTTTGAGCGTAGTACTCCACGCATCATCTTGTTCATTATTTCATCTTTTTAGGACGTGGTTTATTTTTAGGTTTAGATTTACCAGCTTTGCTCAAAGCAATCGCTACCGCCTGTTTTTGAGGCTTACCTTCTTTAATAGAAGTGCGAATATTAGAAGAAATAGCTTTTTTAGATGATCCAGTTTTTAATGGCATAATTTATCCTATGTAAACGTTATGTTGAAAACAATCTTGCTCAGCAAGCCTTCGCTTTTTAATACCTGCATTTTCTTTCCCGCCTGCCATAGACCACTTAGGAAACTCTTGTGCAGCAGCTTCCATGTTTCCTTGTTTAATAAATCTTAGTAGTGTAGAACGCTCAAAAGCACCACAGCCTAAGTTATAAACAAAAGACACAAGGGCATCAAATTGATTTTGAGTTAAATTAGGACAGTTGTAGTTAACACAGTTTTCTGCTGTCTCTAAATCTTTTGCCAACAAAGAAGTAGCTTGTCCCATAGTAATAGGACTTCCCGCTACACAGCCATCACCAGCAACAATCAGGTGTCCATAACCTACAGTAAGCTTTCCTGCTACATCGTCGTAAGGCATTGCACGAAAGCCTTCAAACGTTTTAATCTGTTCAATACCGTGATAAGAAGTTTTCATACGTTGTAATAAGGCATTTTATAGTTAGTGCCATTAATATTTATAATTACATAGCCTACAGGTTTAGCAGGCAAATTAGCAGCAGTACCTGCAGCACCTACAGTAGCAGCAGTAGTATTAGTTAAAGCTACATTACCTGTAGCGGCAACACCTGTAAGTGTGCCACCAGTAATAGTTACGTTGCTGGAGTTCTCTGTAGCCATAGTACCGAGACCTAAATTAGCTCTAGCACCTGCTGCTGTTGAGGCTCCTGTACCGCCTTGGATGATTGACCAAGTTTGATTACCTGTTTGAGCCTGTTGTACATAAGTACCTAGATTATTAAACCAGGTTCTCCAGCTAAAGCTTTCCTCAATAGGAGTCTGAGGGATTGGAGGTAATAGGTTACTTGCCATTATTCTTCACCTTTTACATGGGATTTCATTTGATCCATAATTCTTTTTTGTTTAGAAGTCATCCAAGAATTGTTCCATTCTTTATCCCATTGATCAGTTACATAACCACGCATGTAAGCAGGTATCCTATTATTTTCAATATAATGTTCTTTAGTTCCTACATCTAAATAAGGTTTACCTTTTTCTTTTAATTTTTCTTGTTCTTTCTTTTCAAACTTATAATCTTTTTCTAAACGCTTCTTCATTTCTGGAGTTTGCATTGTTTGTTCAAACTGTTTATATAAAGCGTAAAATTTAGGATCTTCAGGTTTACCTGTATCAGGGTCTACTTTACTTGCTACATGGGATAAGTAATCTCCTAAGATTTCTTTAGGTCCTGTTTCAGGATTACGAACTTGAATACCATGAGAACCTAAAGGAAGTCCTTCAGGTCTTTTATCTTGTTCGCTTCCTGTTTCTTTTTTATCCCAAGTCTCTAGAAAACCTGCACCTTGACCAGGTGTATAAACTAAAGGAATATTTTTATCAGCTAAATAAGGATATTCTTTTGTAGTTTTAGACCATAAGTCTTTAGCAATATCTTCATTGGAAGGCTGAGCAGGTTGTCCTGTTGTATCACCCATTGGATTTGTAGAAGGGCTGTACCCCGCCATTTGAGGAGCAGCCATTGTAGGCTGCATTAAACTATTTAAAATAGAACTATAGTCCACTCTCAACTCCTTCAGCATAGCCGTGTGCTTGCAAGTCTTCTAAGCACTTCTGAACCTTTTCACCAATGTCTGTACGATAAGCAATAGAGTTAGGAATCTCAATCTTCTTTTTAATTTTGCCATAAACATTTTCACGAGCAGACTCTATAGAATCGCCAAGTCCCACAACGGTGCACACATAGTCACCAGCAGTAACAAACATAGGCTCATTCATTTTTAACTCGCCATCAATCATAGCAGGACCTTTGCCCCATTGAGCTTCACACAGATGGACATCGTGCACAGCATCATCCATGTCAATACCCCAAATAGGATAACCAGAGTTTTCTTTTTTGGTAATATGACTAAATGGATAATCAGGAATAGTTACTACAACACCTGCAGCAACTTTGTCTGACACTTTAAGAGTATCTTTACCATCAATTAAATCAAGCATCCACTGTGCAGGATCACCTTTGTGTAGGCTTAATTGAATATTAAATAAAGGCCAACCAGGACGCATAGTAAATTCAAGAGGCCATGCTTGCCCCTGTTTATCAATAATACAATTAACGTCAATATAGCCAGTATATCCAAGTCCATGAAGCATATCCTCTAAAGGCTTAAGCATTTGATTAGCAAGCTTAGAATCCTGAGTGTAACGAACAATAGTGCCTTGCTCACCAGTGGTGACACCAAGTTCACCATCCATTAACTTCTTGTGCTCCCAAGATTCACAGAACTGTTTAGAAAAGCCTGCAGAACCAAACCAACCACCTACACCAAACTCAATACCTGGACGGAACTCTTGAAGAATAAACTTACCTTTAAATGACTTCTTTTTCTTCCAATAGCCAAGCATATAAATCATGTCAGCAGCAGATTTAGCTACATAAGATAAAGTCTTGTCTCCGTCACCGATTGGCTTAGATACATAACGATTAGGATTCTCAGTTACGTAAGCAATAGCATCGTCGTAGTTTTCAAACGTTTCGCTAGGAATAGTTTTAATTCCAGCTTTGTTAAGAATCATCTCACCGTGATCACGTTCTTGTTCCCAACGGTTAGTATCAATAGATGGTCCAAAGATAGGATAACCTTTATCGCGATAACGCTCTAGTCCGTGGATGTAGTATAAGTTGTCTGTGCAGAAAATTAAATCTGCCCAGTTCATGTGGTCTTCCCAATTACTTACACGCTTAATTAGACCGCCATCACCTACTTCAGAACGGCTACCATCTTTGTTGTGACGAATAAATACTTTAACTTCGTGGCCAAAATGTTGACTACGTAGTGCAAAAGAAAGGCCACAACCACAGCCTGATTGATCTATGATTAATATTTTCATTATTCTTTATCTGTCATTTGACCTACAGCAGCAGATCTTGCTGCAGACTGAGGTAATCTTTGTTTAAGTTGCTTAGATAAAATGCGTTTAATACGCTTGCCAACAGCTTCAGCGTCTCCACCTTTTTGAACATCAGCCACCTGTTGACGCAATGTATTTAACTCTTCAGGTCTTAAAATATCAGTATCCACCAAAAGCTTTTCAACACGGTTAAACTGAGCAGGAATATCTTTTGGCTCTAAGTTTGCAAAGTAAGTATTAAGTTCTTTTTGTAGCAACTGCTTAGTCTCTGGCATTTCGCTAACCATCTGACGAGCAAACTGTGTAGCTTCTGCTTTTCCATCAAAACGAGATATTAGGCGAGGAATGTAATCTTTAGCTTCAGCAATCTTTTCTTGTCTGAAGGCACTACGATAGTCTTTTTCAATTGCACCAAAGCCTTGCTTATCTGTCCACTCAGCAAATGTATCTCGCAAATCGTTGCGAACCATATTCTTTTGTTGATTAGACAAAGCACTTGGACCAGTAGCACCAGGCTTACCAGCCCATGAGCGAATCTGACTATCAACCGTTTGACCATAGCGCTGCTGAGAACCTAAAGAACCTTGATCTGATTTTAAAATGCTAATCAAATGATTTCTATCAGCTTTAGTGATTTGACCTTCTGCCACATACTCATCAAGCTTAGTCTGTAGTGTTTTAAATTCAGGACTAGATGAGAAGCGTTGTGAAGGACTTTTAACAGTAATGTTGCCAACCTCTTGGTACATCTCATCACGAAGCACTTCAGATACTTTTTGTTTTTGACCGGTCTTAGGATCAACTTTAGCTTCTCTTATGCCAACAGGCTCAAGCTTCTCAGTGTAACCAGCGGAGCGTTTAGGAGCACCAGGAACACTAAAATCTTCTTTACCAGTAGCTAATGCTGTGCCAGGAGTAGTGGCCTCTGCTTCAACTTTGCCAGATGGCGCATAAGCGCGAGCCTCACCAAATTTAAACTCTTTAGCAAGGCGGTCTTGAGTTTCATTTTGGTTAACGTTAAACTCTTGTCCTTCAGTATAACCAGGTGTCTTAGGACCAAATTGTTTTTCTTGACCAGCAGCTAATCCAGCTTCTTTTTTAGCTAGTGCGGCAGGACTCTCTATTCCACTTAATAAATATTTAAGATTTGATGGAGCAAGATTTCTAGCTATAGAAGGTAGTGCTTTTGTAAGTGCTTCAGATGGTGCACTAGAAACTAATCCAGTCATGACTTGAAGCAAACGACCACCACCTAATGCAGCCGTTGCTTGCTCACCAATCTCGCCCAAAGCGCCTGCTGTGCCTCCAATTAAAGCACCACTAGCTGCTCCAGCTGGACCGCCAAGCCATCCAACGGTACCACCTATTCCAGCACCAACCGCCGTAGCCTCGCCTACACGCAATATGCGCTGACTAACAGGCATAGAAGCGTCCGGGCCGGCTCCAAAGACTGCCTCTGTACCCTTGTCAAGCATGGACTTATCTGAAGTCCCAGAAGTTGCCTTACCAAATTGACTCCATGGACCAGAGTCTTCCTCAGCAGGAGCAGATGACGAAAATTGTTCCCAAGGAGCTGCCATTATTGAACCTTTTCCCAGTTTTCCTTCTTGCCAGCATCACCACCTTTAAATCGGTAGCCATCAATAATAGTGCCGGTTGAAGGTGGTTTAACAGTTTGAGCACTAACACCAGCCATTGTGCCTCTGCCAGTTTTCTTCATAGAATCAGTAACATCTTTGACGTTAAATGGAATAACTTTATCAAGCTTTGCTACTGCATCGTTTACTAGTTTTCTTTGCTCTTCAGTAGCAGCAGTTCTAGTGTTAAATTCTTTAGCTTCTATTTGAAGTTCTTGTTTTAATTCAGCTAAGAATAAAGCGGCATTAAGGCGGTTGTCACCTTCACGAGGAACTGCTTTTTGATATTGCTCCATTTTAGATGCTGTTGCCGCCGTTGCAAAACCACCACCAAGAGCTGTAGCCATATCTTTAGAAATACTAGATATCATCTGCTCCATAGCACGCTGATCTTGTGTTGTAAGATTTCTAGCAGACAAAGCTTCAAGACCAGTTAATATACCTTTTTGATCTTTACCTGTTAAACCAGCAAAAGCACCAAGCGTTGTATCACCAGGTAGATTAGCAATGTTTTCTAATTTTGCGGTTGCTTGGTTAACAGCACCAACGATGTTACTTGCACGTTCACCTGCAGCGCCAGAACGAGCCACTTTAGATAGCGCAGTAGGTCCTTCACCTTCCTTAGGTAAAGAAACGTTACCAGCAATAACTTGAGCAACTGTTTTGCCTGCCAACGAAGGATTAGCTTTAATTACATTTTCACCAACAACTGATTCAATCTTGGCATTTGGGTTGTCTTCAAACTTATCACGAATGCTCTTAGCGTCCTTAGCACCAAACATCCAGTATAAATCTTTGTTTGTTTGCGAAGGCTTAAGACCAGCAGCTTTAATTTCTTTAATATTTTCAGCTTCAAGTAAATTAGCTGCTTTATCTTGTGCCTTAGGATCAGCCAAGAAAGCTTTTGGATCTGCCGGTAGTGATGGATCAATCTTGCGCAAGTTAGCATAAGTAGATTGAGTAATTTGATATTTACCCATTGCACCAGTTTCTTTGTTAACAGCTGAGTAGTCACCTTTACTTTCCATTGCAGCACGACCCTGCAAGAATGTAGGTGCTTCACCACCAGGTGTTGTTGTAGCTTCACCTGTATCTGCAACAAATCGAGTACCTTTAGCTTCTGCAGCTTGAGTAGCAGCTTCACCAAACACAGTAACATATTTAGAACGCTGTACCGGCATACCTAAATCAGCTGCAATCTTAAGATCAGCACGAGCATTATCTACACTCTTATTTTGAATGTTAGACATGGCAGTCATACCTTGAATTGTAAGCTGTTGCGCTTTTAAATTCTCTTCTTGAGTTTGGGCCATTTGGGCAAGAGTCTGTTTCTTTTGCTCAAAAGACATATTAGGATCTCTTAACACTTTTTTTACTAAAAGGTTAGTTGAAGTATCCTTAACAGTAGAATCTACAATAGCATTTAAATCATCTGTTGATGAAGCACCTTTTAACAGCTGACCAGCATACGACATCTCTGCTTGGGCAGTAGTAATTTTATTAAGTTCTTGTGCTGAGTTATTTTTAGCAAGTTCACTTGATTGCTTTTGAAAAGAATAAGCAAGCGAACCTAGTCCTTTTTGACTAGCTAACACAGACGCTTTATTTAAAGCGCCTTGTTGTTGTTCTGGTGTTAATTGCGAAGCATCAGCACCTGCGTAGACTTGCTGAAGAATATTAGACTGAGCAACCTCAGTACCAATTTCTCGTCCTGTTTTAATACCTGAGACTAGCGCCTCAAATGGTGATTGTGCCATATTGTTCCTTAGACTGCCATGTAAGCAAGGTCATAAACACCGCCTGCAGAAGAAGCTCCACCTGCATAGCCACCCATAGACGATAAAGGTCCTATAAAGTTAGAAGAACCTTCAGTAGCAGAACCATAACCTCCTAAAGTAGACATTCCTCCACTACCACTAAAGATACCAGAAGAATATAATCCTTGTCCTAGCAAACCAGTTAAACCCAAACCAAGAGCAGCGTTCTGCTGTTGAATTTGATTTTGTAAAGTAGCTTGTTGGATTTGACCACTATATTGAGCCTGCGAAGCAGAAGCAGGAGTCTGAGTAGTAGCACCAGACAGCGTACCTAATTGATTGTACAGTTGATTATAATATTGATTAAAGATGTTCTGACCATAGCCTTGCAAAGCAGCAGCTTGCCCTCCAGACTGCAGAGTACCTGACGCAGCACCAGCAGCTTGCTGAGCAGCAGTTCCTTGCTGTAAAGTCATTTGATAACCAGGCTGAGACAACGCTGCAGAAGGGTCTGACATTAAAGTCTTTAATTGATTAGCTGCGTCTGTACGTCCACCAATAGCACCGTATGGGTCATATTGAGAATAGGGAGGAGCTGAAGGAACTGAACCGCCTCCACCACCATCACCACCGAAAATTGAACTGACTGCACCACCCATGATTACTCCTTAAATATATTTAGCAAATAGCTTTTCTACGAAGCTGTATCCGAGATATTCAAGTAACCTAGAGTTATCTTGATGTACTTTAGTCGAACACAGGATTTTATTAACGTTTAGGCTTTTAAGATACTGTTCAGCAAATTGGAACAGTTTAATGCCTGTCCTACCTTTTCTATACTCTTTACGAAGAAGATACACATCTTCATAAGCAGTTAAACATGATTTGACGTGTAGATGAGGAGAGATCATAAACATCATATAACCTATTAACTCTTCATCGTTACGACAGGTAATAACTTTAAGAATACCTGCTTGTTCTAATGCTTTGTATTGATTCCAGTTAGGATCTAATACATAATGTTCTGCTACAGGACTTTCTACTTCTTCATAATGTTCAGGATAGAGAACTGCTAATTCAGGAAGTACATCTGAATATTGCTCTGCCTGGTAAGTAATCATTATGTCCTATATTGTAACTGTGTCGGTTCTGACTGTTCTAATTCACCAATATCAAAGTCTACTTCGGCTGCTTGCAATCTTAATGGTTGATTGTCTGTGCAGAGAAACTCCCATGACCTACGACGAGCTGCACCGCTTTGATAAAGTTGTGGACGAGTCTTGTCTAGGTTTACTGCTCTATACGGAGAATAACTTTGGTAATCATTATCCGAATGTCTAATGTTCATTGTAGCAGGTACTTTGTCACCAACGATTTCAATACGCTGAAAGAACTTACGTTTAGTAGTTCCACCATCAATAATGTCTGTTACAGCACGATAGTAGATTGGAGCACCAGCATCATTATACACGTGATCTGACATTGTGTACAGTGTTCCATTATCATCATCTAGGACGTAATAGGTATCATTAATCTGGGCAAAGAAGCTAGGACGGAAGTACTGCTCGGCATAGATGCCAGGAACTCCTGAACCTTCGTCTCCAATGGCCCACATGGTCCACTGAGTCCAAACTTTCTCGTTTACGTCGTATACTATTGTAACATTTAAATCAGCTAAAGTCAAGACATAAAAGGTGTGTCCGTTGATACGGAACGAGTAAGCTCTAATGTCTGCTAGTGTGCTATTTTGTAGAATACGGTCAATATAGGGTGTAGAGATCTTAGTAGGGCTAACACCTGAAATAGCATAGACTGAAGGACCTGCATCTCTTGAAGTGCCTACCCAGACTACAATGTTCTCAAAAGCTACAATAGAAGTACCGTTAGCACAACCTAACTCAATCTTGTAAGTAGGTGAGTTAGCTAAAGGAGAACCTGGATAAGTTCCTGCGTCGTAGAACCAGTCAATAGACCACTGACCAAAGGTTACAATGTAGTTTAAATGCTTAGCAATACCTACTAAAGCGTCTGGTTCAGATTCGGCAGTAATGTAGTTTAAGGCATTCCATGATCTAGGATTATTAGGATCACTAGTATAGATTTGTCCATTAGGACTAGCAATAACTGTATAAGTATCTAAGTACGCTACACCAGCAACTAAAGGACCTGAAGGAAAGCCAGTAAGAGACGCTGTAGCAGTAGCTCCATTACCTGTACTGTCACTAATAGTAACAGTTAAAGTATCTGATGTAGTGTATCCTGAACCACCATTAGTGATGTTAATACTAGTTACTACACCAGAAGTAACGTTTACTGTACCTGTAGCAGTTGTACCGCCACCTGCAGGAGCTGAGAAGGCCACTGTAGGAGCTGTGTAACCTGTACCACCAGTTAGAATAGTTGTACCACCAATAGAGCTATTATCTACTAAAGCAAAGGTGCTAGTAGCAGGATTATAAGTATAACCGTTTACTTGATTGTGCATAAACAGATAAGTACTGTTTAGAGTCTGTTCAAAGTAAACTTGCTGTACCATACCACCAATCGTACCAGTCATAGTACCAATAGTAGTACAAGCTAGGGTAGTAGGGTCAACTTGGTAGACTACGTTGTTAATAACAATGTATAGGTAGTTATTAAAGTAATAAATGCCTTGAGCCTGTGCAGAAGGCAAAGCAGGACTAGTTGTTACTGTAGTTAGACCAGGACGCTTAACAAACTCACGCTTGCCATTAAGCATCTCAAAATAGCCATTTACACACTTAGAGTCAGTGTTTAAATAACCATTACGAGTCTCAATAGGTTGAGACAACGGAATCCGTACAATAGGCATTAGTTAGGTGTTCCAAAGTAGTTGTTAGCCATGCGAAGGTCAGCTTGGAAGAATGTAGAAGTGCTCTCAACGTCCCAATCAGACAACTGTTCTTCATACATCTTGGCACGAGCTGCAATTTCTGTTCTGTGGTTCTGGGGTACAGAGTACTCAATAGCAAGTTGATCTGCTAAGTTCCATACAAGGGTATTCATCCACTCGTTAGGGAAGTTAGGAACTTGACTACCAGTAGTAATATCAGCTAAAGGAATCTGAGCCATGAAGTACAACTGGTAAGTTGTAGCTGCATTGTTGTCAGGAGTCAGATAGACATACATGTTACCTGTGTTCTGTTCAATCTGGTAGTACACAGAGTTAGCAACACCTGTAGAAGCTTTAGAGCCTAAGAAGTTGTATTCTTGCTGACTTAGGATCTGCATAGGGGTATCTACGTTAGGAGTAACACTAACGTTACGCAACCAAGCCTGAATAACCTTTAGAGGCTTATCTGTTTGCAAGTCTGTGCTGTACTGTGCAGGGCCAATAGAGTACTGTGTTTGACCGTTAACTAAAGGCAGCACATATTGAGTTACTGTCCATAACTTTAAACCTTTAGTAGCCATCTGTTTGATGTAAAGATTTAAGGCTAAAGACGCATTAGACACTGTAGCAGCATCTGGAGTGTCACCAAGTTCCAATACACCTAATTTGCGTAAGGCTAACTGGATAACTTGATCCCTTGTTACAGTGAAGACTGTACTCATTTTAACTCCCAAGAATCATTTTGATGGCTTTATCTAAGCCGATAGTTTGTGCAAGAACAACAGCTAAAGCACCAACAGCAATATATTTAATCTGAGCCAGATTCTTTTCAATAGCAGTCATCGTCCTTTTTAAGTCGATATTACTAGTACGAAGTTCTTTGATATCTTCTTCGTGGTTATCTGTTCGGACCTCTAGGCGAACAACTCTGTTTTCAAGTAAGTCTGACATTTAAAATACTTTCGTTATGCTTTGGGTGGGACTGTTGGTTTAGGTTGATTTGTTGTTAAAACTGTGCCATTCCAAGTAAAGCCAATCTGTCCTTGACCTAATTCTTCTGTCAAAGTCCAATCGGTAATTTTTCCATCAGTTAATACAGCAGTCCATACCATAGCTGGTGTAGTTGCTTGAACTAACATAGTTGCATCTGTGGGTGGTTGCCATGTGTTTGTATCACCATCCCACATTACAGAATTATTTACAACATCGTTTTCTACTTGTAGATAAACTTGAATTGTCATTTTATTTATTCCTTACCATTCAAAAAATACAACACCTTGTGAACCAGTACCACCACCTCCTGTGCCTACTTCACCACCACCAGATGCTCCACCACTACCACCGCCACCATAACCTGTTCCTGCATTTCCGCTTGTTGGTGATGATGGAGTAGAAATACCAGGAGCACCTAAACCAAATAAAGAACTTCCTCCAGAACCGCTAGGTAGAGTACTATCGTACGGCATACACAGTAAACCTCCTTTTTGCCCAGTTATATTAATTGTTCCGCCAGATGCAGTTCCACCATTTCCACCTGCATTAGTTCCAGTACTTCCTCCACTTCCTCCGTTTGCAGTAACAGTAGTAATAGTTTGTGTGCCTGATGCAATTTTAGATTGACCACCATTTGTACCACCAACTGTAACAGCAATAGTGTTTGCAGGCGTTAAACTAGTTAAATAAGATATTGCTGTAGCACCGCCTCCACCTCCTGTGCCGTTGTTTCCTGGTGAAGCACTTGCTCCAGCACCTCCACCACCAACAACAGTTACTTTAAGTGCAGTAACTCCAGTAGGAATAGTAAAAGTGCCTGATGAGGTAAAGACTTGACCATAAACTGCAGGGAATGAAGCACTAGTTTGAACCGTAGAGTCTGGAAAGGTTACTCCAGCACTACCAATCGATGTTGACATATATAATAACTCCTATAATTAAGGTGTACCAGCAGACTTAACAGTCGCTAACGCTGTAAAGTTGCCTGAAGAATCTAAAGAAGCAATCTGTGTTGTTCCGTAATAAAAATAAAGTTTACCACTAACTTCTTTAATACTATAGTTTGTAGTAACAATACTAGAAGGGGTTGGAGCAGTAATAGTAACAGTACCTGTACTACCAGATAAAGAAATACCTGAACCAGCATTTAAAGCAGTAACACCAGTATTGCTTACCGTAATTGCACCAGTGTTACCTGATACTGCAATACCTGTACCAGCATACAAGTCAGTAACGTTATCAGCACCACGAAGGTCGTTTAAGCTACCTGCCGTAATACGTTGTTGTACAGCATCGCCTGTAGCAAAAGAATGTGCAGTAGTTCCTTCTTGTGCACGAACAACAGTAAGAACATCTCCGCTACGAGCTGTACAGTAAACAATTTCTAAGTAACCATATTGTTGACTAAGCAAAGTAATAGGAAAGTATTGTCCACCAGTAGGGCTAGGAAACAATGATCCTGATCCGCCATTGACATACAAAGTTGTAGCAGAAGTTGTAATTGGATAAACCAATCCTGTTCCTGCGTTGTTAGAAAATAATGGATATCCCATTGCTTATCCTAAAAGTTGAGTGTTAAATTCATAACCGTTACAGACTAATAAATTATCGTCCATAGCAGGTAATAGAACAAAAAGCCATTCTGGTTCTGGTCTAGTAAATGGAGGAGCCTGATAATCAGGAACACCTCGTACAAAGTCTTGTGGCTGTCTAGGCTCCCAGCATCGGTCATCTACCTTTAAGCCATCCCAACGCTGGCGAAGATCAGAAGCTTTTACTTGACGACCACATTGGTCGCATAGGGCTTTCCAGTCACCTCTGTCGTATCTGGGTTTATAGCTCATATTAGATCAGGTTAGAATCTGCGGTATAAACAGGTAAATCACCAATAGCAACATATACGTTACCATAGGATGTTGTAGCAGTCATTTCTAAACGATAAGTATTTTCATTTAAACCATTGATAACACGTTGAGAAACGTTAGCACCACTGATTGTAGGACTACCTGAAAGAATAGCAGATGGGTTAGTATCTGTACCATTCATGGTAATAGCTACACAACTAGCAGAGGAGATGGTCTCTGCGGGATCTAATACCTGACTATAATTAAAAGTAAATAACTCGTTTTCACCAGTTATTTTATATGTAAAGCTATTTGCCATTATATTTATCCAAGAAAATAGTCCTGATTTTAACCAAATCTATCTTACGAATACGTTCGATAGCGTAATATACATTGCTGGACACTGCTCCAAAGATAGGAGAAAGTGCAGCAGATAAACTTGTAAATCCTGTTACAGCAACAGTTAATAATTTCTGTGATAACTTGGCTAAGCTTATTATACCAGAAACTGCTACAAAAAGCAACTTGTTTGCTCTTTTTACCAAACTAGTAACGTTAGACACCACAACCGATAAGGTACGATTAATAATTAAGTATCTAGCTAAACTGACTGTAGCAGATACTGAATCCGATATAGTCTTGTAAATACCCTTAATAATACTAATAGTTGCTGTAGAAGCAATACTAAAGGTTTTAGGTAACAACTTAAATAACGACACTATTGATGTAGATAACACACTNTTAGTTACACTAATTGCTTTTTTAATAGTAGGACTTCCAGTAATTGCAATCGAAAAAGCTACTAAATGTAAACCTATTTCTGTTAATACTACTATTGTCATTTCTGAAATAGTAGCCATTATTTTTCTAATAGCTCTTATATAACTAACTGTAGCAGTAGAGCTAACCGTTAATAACTTAATAGGTAGTTTAATTAAAGACACTACAGAACTACTCAGCACTGATAAGGTGCGTGGAATACTCTTAAATAAACTTACTGTGCTTGTGCTAGATATTGTAATAAACTTTGATAAAGCCTTTACAATACTTATAACAGAACTTGACAAATAACTAATAGTTTTGTTAATACTCTTTACAATACTTACTACAGCAGTAGAAGATACACTTAATGCTACTGATTTTACTTTTAAATAAGTTAAGCTAACAGTACTTGTAGAAGATACTGATACAGTCTTTAAAATAGACTTTATTAAAGATACTGCACCAGTTACTGCAACACTTAATGACTGTGCTAAGTTTT